TTGTTTTAGACTTAGAGTATCAGGATATAAAAATAGAGATTAGGGCAAGAAAAAAGACCCAAATAGGGGACACAGAAGACCTTGAAGAACAAGTACATATGATTTGGGGCACTAACGGTGATTACATAACAGAAATAACAAAGATAATATACGAATAGAATATGACAAAATTAGAAAAAATTGTTTGGGAAATAGAAAAACAAAAACAAAAGATAGAACTTACAATAGTAACTCTACAATTAAATAAGAATAAATAATATATGTACTGGGGATTGCCTCAGTACATTTTGTAGTATAAAGAAAAATTATGGCAAATTACAAAGGAGAAGACAGATTAGAAAAACATTACACACCATTAAACTTATTAGATGCGATGTGGAACCTAACTAAAGATATAGATGCTAGTGAATATATGGAGAATAGTGCTGGTGATGGGGCAATCATCGATTACGTTATTAAACCAACTGGTAAACCTTATATAGCATATGATATACAAAATGACACAAAAAGGGAAGACATCAAAGAATGTGATTACCTAAAAGAAAAAATAGACTATAAAGAAGGAAGGGTATCAATTATTAACCCACCATTTACTAAGGGACTAAAATTTGTGTATAAGGCATTAACTGAAGGAGATTGGTGTATAGCATTACTATCACCGAGTTCTTTACTAAATATGGACTATACAAAGTATTGGGTTGAACCAACAGAGATAGAACTATGGCCTAAACAAGACTTTAACACTTGTGTGATGAGTGTTGTTATTATGAAGATAAGATTAAAAGTTGAAGGAGATAAATATGAATATGAAAATTAACCATATAGACACAACAAGACAAATAGGCGGTGACTATTTCCAACTCATCTTTCGTAGAATATGTAATATAACATTAGGTGAACAATTAACCAAATTTAATCACAAGGATTATCATATAATAAAAACAACCAACAAACAAAGGGTGGTTACATATGAGGAAATGATAAAGTTTACGTATAGTGGTTACACGTTATATCGAAAAGATTTATATGACGCTGATATGATATTACAATGGTGTGATAAATTTATGTTTAAGTTTTTAGTTAAACCCACGCCACCTTTTAACCCAAATAAAATAAACGTAAGATGAAGACAAACCACATAAAAAACGCAAGAAAGGTAGGAGGTGATTATTTCTTTCTTTTATTCGTAAGAGCAACTAATATAAATTTAGAAGAACATCTAAGTAATTTTAACCACGAAGACTATCATATAATCAAAACAACCAACAAACAAAGAGTAGTTACCTATGAGGAAATGTTAGAGTTTAAATATAGTGGTTATACACTATTTAAAAAAGATTTATATGACGCTGATATAATAATACAATGGTGTGATAAATTTATGTTTAAATATCTAAATAAACCTACGCCACCTTTTAACCCAAATAAAATGAAAGTAAGATGAAAAAAAATAAATTAATAAAAACACCAATAAGATACGCTGGTGGTAAAAGTAAGGCAATAAATTTGATAACACCTTTCATTATGGATTATGATGAAATAGTATCACCATTTATGGGTGGTGGTTCATTAGAAGTCCATTGGTCAGCTAATTTAGGTAAAAAGGTATATGGGTACGACGTTTTTGATATGTTGGTTAATTGGTGGAATGTACTACTTAACCAACCAAAAGAGTTATCCACACTATTAAAAACAATTGAACCAACTCCCGATAATTATAAAATCATTAAAGAAAAATTAATGACAACAACAAATACCCAAACAATGTTAAAAGATTGGGGGACATCACATTATAAAAGAAATGATGTAATAACATTAGATGAGGTAACTTTAGCAGCTTACTACTACTTTAATCACAATTGTTCTTATGGACCTGGTTATCTTGGTTGGGGTAGTAGCGTTTATTTAAACGATAAGAGTTGGAAGAACACAACAGAAAAAATTAATAATTTTAGTAATGAAAATTTATCAGTTGAATTATCATCATTTGAGGATACAATAAAAAACAACCCCGATAAATTTTTATATTTAGACCCACCATATTATTTAGAACGTGACTTAGATAATAAGATGCATAAAGGAATATACCCAATGAAAAATATTGACGTACATCACACTGGGTTTTCACATGAAACATTAAGGGATTTATTATTAGAACACGATGGTGACTTCGTAATGTCATATAATAATTGTGAAACTATACGAGAATGGTATAAGGATTTTGAATTCTTTTACCCCGAATGGTCATATTCATTAGGGAATGGTGAAACACGTATTGGTAAAAATAGGAAAAAATATAACGATGGTGAGATTGTAAAAGAAAGTCACGAAATTTTAATAGTTAAACGAGGAAAGTAATATGATAAGTGAGGAAGAAAAAAACAAAATAGACACCCTAAGGAACGCCAACCTGAAGGTTAATCTAAATTACCTAATGGGTATTAGAAACAGAGAAACTAACACTAACAAGACAAATTGTTGGTGTTCAACAAAGGACCGTTCAAGGTTCATAACAAATTTTTTTATATGGTACGACGAGTATGTTAAATAAACAACAAATAGATAAATCTTTTACACAACAACTAACTAGCCTAAGGTTAATGATTAATTCTGTAAAATACAAGAAGAATAGGGCATATATTAATACTGATGTTGCCTTATCTGAATGCTACATACACATAAACAATATAGATGAAATAAAGGATGAGAAACACTTACAATCAATTATAGTAAACTTCCTCAACAAATCTATTATGTGGTATAACAGCAAGTTAAACAAGGTGGAAAAGATAACTGCCTACAATGATAAGATACAACACTTCGACGAATTTAACACAGGTGAAGGTACACCAATTAAAATAACCAAAAATGTTGAACGTGAAGATACTGAGGATTTAGACTTCCAACAAAAAGTATTAATAGAAAAGTGGTTCGATGAAAAGAATTGTGTATTGGAAATATATAGAGCACAAGAACAGGATAAAATAAAACAAATAATATACGATTGTTATTTCAAAAAACACATAACAAAAGGTGTAAGATTAGCCGAACATTTAGGTATAAATAAAGATTACGCGTGTGCGTATTTACGGGCGATGAAACAAGATATTAGAGATTTCTACAAGGATTATAACAATAACAATAAACTTTAACAATGAAATTAGAATTAAAAACAGAATATATTGGGTCAAAGGTATCCATCAAACACCCAACGATGGGCGTAATAACATTCGATAGTCTATTGGTTAAAGAAACAGATTACCCATTTTATAATATGAATGGATTTTCTCACCTATTTACTAAGGATGAAATAATACCCGTAAAGAAAAAGAGGGTAACTAAGAAAAAATAAACTAAAATGGCTAATAAACTAACACCCAAGCAGTCTTTATTTGTTAAGTACTATTTGAGTAATGGGTATAATGGAACCAAAGCAGCGTTAAAGGCTGGGTATTCTAAAAGGTGTGCCCCTAAAATAGCGTCAGAAAATTTACTTAAAGACATAATCAAGGAAGAAATTGAGGAAGAAAAAAGAAAATTAGGTGAAAGAACCGAAATAACAAGAGACCGATTACTACACGACCTGGATAGAATAAGGAATAATACGGAAAAAGATAATCCACAGGCAGCACTAAAGTCTATTGACCTAATGATAAAGATGCTAGGATTTAATGAACCTGTTAAATCAGAAACAAAAATAACAACTGAGGTCGATATGAGAGACCTATTAGACTTTGATGAAGACGAAGACGAAAAGGTAGATGAGTAAAGTAAAACTAAACAAAAAATATCAGTCCTTATTTAAAGCTGATAGTAGGTTCTTTATATGTACAGGGGGAAGAGGGTCATCCAAATCGTTCAGTATATCATATTGGTCTGCTCTGTTACTCTTATTCGAAACAGGCCATACAATCCTATTCAGTCGTTATACAATGACCTCTGCACACATATCAATTATTCCTGAGTTTGTGGATAAGTTGAAACTAATGGGACAATTGGAAAATTTCGAAGTAACCAAGGATAGTATCATATGTAAATCCACAGGGAGTAAAATGATATTCAGGGGAATTAAATCATCAAGTGGTGACCAAACGGCCAACCTAAAATCTTTAGCAGGTGTAACCACTTGGATATTAGATGAGGCTGAGGAACTAATAGATGAAAAGATATTCGACACCATCCAATTATCCGTAAGGGCTAACGATAGACAAAATAGAATAATATTGATTATGAACCCCGCTAGTAAGGTACATTGGATATATAAGAGGTTCTTCGAAGATGAGGGTGTTAGACCTGGTTCTAATATCACACACAACGACACCACATATATACACACAACTTATAGAGATAATATAAAGAACTTACCAGCATCATTTATTAATGACATAGAGAAAATTAAAATAAAGAACCCAGTAAAATTTAATCATATAATCCTTGGTGGATGGATGGATGTTGCTGAGGGTGTTATTTTTAATAATTGGAAATTGGGTGAGTTCAATAACGAATTGGAATATGGTTATGGGCTAGATTTTGGTTTTAGT